AATGACTTAAAATATAAAGTTGTTAAATCAATATATAATGGTAATCAATCGGCCTTTAAAACATTGATGTTAAATAAAACTTTAATTAAATTCTTAACTAAATAAACCTTGAAAGACAGAAATATAGTAGAATTAAGATTTTACACTAACCAAAGACCATATTTTAGTACAGCGTATAATAAAACTGCTGGTGTAATACCTGTAGATTATAAAAATAAATTGGAAACATTTATTAATACTCTTGATAAAAATTCTAAATTAGAAGACAATGAAACAGTATATGTTACTCCTTTATCTGAACTACCCTCATATAAATTAAAGAATTATATTCAAGAAAATAAATTTAATATTACAACCGCTCGTAAATTAGAGAAGCTAGATACTATTATTGTTAGTAATTCTTTTATTAAGAAAAATTACATTGATCTAACAAGATGGGATCATAATATTAAAAACTGGGTATCAACTAGTGAACAATTTTTAATATTCCCAGTTGATCTTATTTTAAAAGATCCTAAATTTAAAAAATATATTCCAACAGAAAAAAATTATTGGAATGATATATCATTAATAACTCGTAAAGTTAAAGCTACTCATTATATAGTTAAAGTTGATGAATTTAAAAAATGGGTAGCTAGAGACCCACATTTTAAAACTATATTAGATAATAAAGATATTGAAATTATTGATGGGCATAATATTGAACAATCATATGGTAATAAAAAAGCATGTGATGCTTTTGATTTTACAATGAATTTACTTAATAATGTTAAAAAACATAATATTAAAGTAGTATTAGATGATTCATTACAAGAAGACATCAATAGAGGATTAGTAGTTGATTTTGAAGTATTTGAAACATTATATGGGATGTTGAGAAGTTCTGATATGGATTCATGGGAAGTAGCTAAAGAAATTATCGCTAATAGTGAATTTGAATCATCTAAGCCATACTTAATATTCTTATATTATGTGTTTCCTGAATTAAGAAAACGCACTCAAAATAAAAACCATATGTTTGTTAGAAATGCTTTATATAAATTCTATAGTGGACCAATGTCAGGCAGAATACAAACAATGGATTTAAATGATTTACTTTCTAATTTAGGTAAAAAATGTCCTCAATATCTAGAACAACAAATGCCTTGTTTTGTTCATCATTTAAATGTTTTAGCAGGAAAAACACTAGTTAAAGAGATAGTATTAGCCTAATATTTATGAATAAACATTATTAATGGCTAAAATAGTACTTTTAAGTTGTACCAAATCAAAATTAGACCATGCAGCTCCCGCCCAGGAGCTGTATTCTGCTTCTCCAATGTTTCAAAAGACATTAGAGTATGGTAAAGCACTTAAACCTGATAAAATGTATATTCTATCTGCTAAACATCATTTAGTTCCTTTAACTAAAGAATTAGCACCTTACGATAAAACTCTTAAAGAAATGCCTAAAGCAGAAAAAGAAAAATGGGGAGAAGAGACAATTAAACAAATGAAATCAGCAGGTATCAGTCCTGATAAAGATAAATTTATATTCTTAACAGGTAGTGAATACATGAAACCACTAGCCAAGTATATTCCAAATTCAAACATGGAAAAACCAATGGAAGGAAAACGTTTTGGTCAACGTTTAAAGTGGTTAAACAGTCAAATTCAAAATGTAAAAGAAATACTTACACGATTAAAGAAATTAGTATATGAAGCATTCAAAAGATAACATAAATGAATACATTACTTTGTATTTAAACGACCTAGAAGACTACGGTGACGACAATGATAATATATTGTTAGCTGAGTCGGTTTTAAACGGTTTTAAGTCGTTGATTACCGAATCTAAAGGCGATGTTTTAACACTTCTAAATGAAACTATTCAAAAATCTCCTAAATCCCATAAACAAATTTACCGGGATTTCATGGAATATCTAGAAAACATTTGACACCTCTTGTTTGGCTTCACAGGAGAGAGATGTTATATTTAGATATAAATAAAAAATATGAGTAAAGAGATTAAGAAGTTTGAAATGGACCAAACATTACAGGTCAAAAAGTACACCTCAACAGATGGAATTGTACGTTACATGAAAGATGGTAAATTACATAATTGGGAAGGCCCAGCTGTAATTCACCCAGATGGAAAGGAAGAGTACTTCATTAATGGTCTAGAACATACTAAAGATGATTGGAAGAAAGCTAAAAAGAGTGGTATTGGTTTACCTTGGTATAAATCAGGTGTAGCAAAACAGCGATTTTAATTTTTTTTTAATATTTATATTCAAATAAACATACTAAAACAATGAATAAAGAATTCTTAAAAATGCAAAAAACAGCTGGTTTAATCACTGAATCAGAGTATAAAGGAAAAATGAATGAAAATCAAAATGATTTTAAAATCATTGATCAAGTTATTTCTCAAACTCCTTACAACGTTACAGATTATGAATCATTACAAGATGAAATAGAATATTCAGATCTAGTAGATGCTGTAGCAGATAAAATGGGTGGTGATTTTACAAAAGCCCGTCAAGCCTTAGAAGCTTGGGGAGCTCAAAAATTTGGAGAAGAAATGGCTTCTCTTGACCAAGGAATATACATGGATTTTTTAAATGATCTATTTAACGCTCTTGGAAATGGGGCTGATGCTTATAAGGATAGCACTTGGACTGAAAAAGAAGAAGAATTAGCGGGAACTATTGGCAGAGCTATATCAGCTGCGGGTATTGATCTTGTATAATTCTTACAAACATATTTCAAATTAGGCTTGTAAATACAAGCCTTTTTTGTTATATTACAAATATGAAAATAGGACTATGTGGAACAATGAGTGTTGGTAAAAGTACACTCGTACATGCTTTAAAAGAATTACCTGAATTTAAGGATTATTATTTTGCTACTGAACGTAGTAAATATTTACGTGATTTAGGTATTCCATTAAATACTGATAGTACATTAAAAGGTCAAACAATATTCTTAGCTGAACGTTGTTCTGAGTTAATGAGAGAAAATATTATTACTGATAGAACAGTTATTGATGTTATGGCTTTTGCTCATTGTGCTAAATCTATTGATAAAGTAGATAAAGAAGAATTTATTAGATATGCTTCAATGTTTATTAAAGAATATGATTATGTATTCTATGTTTCTCCTATTGGAGTAGAAATTGAAGATAATGGAGTTAGAACAACTGATGCTGAGTATCGTGAATTGATTGATTTAACTATCAAACATATTACTAAAGATAATTTAGATAATTTTAAAAACTTCGGAATTATATCAGGTACTACTGAGCATCGTATTGAACAGATTAAATCATACTTAGGTTTTTGATATATTTATATACAAATGATCGGAATCTATAAAATAATATCACCAACAAACAAACTATATATAGGACAATCTGTTGATATTGATAGACGTTTTAAAGAATATAAAAGATTAAATTGTAAACAGCAACCTAAAATATATAACTCACTTCAAAAATATGGTCCTGAAAATCATATATTTAAAATAATTGAAGAATGTTCTATTGATCAATTAAATGAAAAAGAATTATATTGGAAAATACATTATAATTCTATAAGTGAAGGACTAAACTGTGAATTATATGATAATGGAGTAGGACCTAGATCTGAAGAAACAAAGCGCAGAATATCTGAAGCTTTAGTAGATCACCATTTGTGTTATACTAAAGAAATAATTTTAAAAATGAAAAAACCTAAACCTTTAGGATTTGGTAAAAACATAAGTAAAAAATTAAAAGGTAGACCTAATTCTATGAAAGGAAAAACTCAAAAATTTAAAGGAAGAGTTTCACCTAATAAAGGTAATAAATATACTCATTCTTTAGAAACCACCATTAAAAAATATAAACCTATTCTCCAATATGATTTAAAAGATAACTTTATCCAAGAGTGGTCTAGTATTAAAGAAGCAAAAAACAAAACAAAAATAAATAATATACCTTTAGCTTTAAGTGGTGCTAATAAAACAGCTGGAGGATACATATGGAGATATAAATTATGAGCCAAGATATAAAAGAAATTATTAGGGCGGAGTATTTAAAATCAGCCTCAGATCCTGCTCACTTCATGAAGAAGTATTGTAATATTCAACATCCAACTCGTGGTAGAATTATATTTAATTTATATCCATTTCAAGAAAAAGTATTACATTTATGGAGAGATAATCCATATGATATAATACTTAAATCAAGACAGTTAGGTATATCAACATTAGTAGCAGGATATTCATTATGGTTAATGTTATTTCAAAAAGACAAAAACGTCTTATGTATAGCTACTAAACAAGAAACTGCTAAGAACATGGTAACGAAAGTTAAATTCATGTTTGAAAATTTACCATCATGGTTAAAAATATCAGCTGAAGAAAATAATAAATTAACATTACGATTAAGTAATGGTTCACAAATTAAAGCAGTATCAGCAGCAAGTGATGCGGGTCGATCAGAAGCAGTTTCACTTCTTATTATAGATGAGGCGGCATTTATTGAAGGTATAGCTGAGATATGGGCCTCCGCTCAACAAACCTTAGCAACTGGAGGAGGAGCAATTGTATTATCTACTCCATTTGGTACGGGTAACTGGTTTCATCAAACATGGGTTAAAGCAGAAGCAGGTGAAAATCAGTTTTTACCAATTAAATTACCATGGTATGTTCATCCTGAACGGGATGAAAATTGGAGAAAACGACAAGATGAATTGTTAGGCGACCCAAGAATGGCCTCTCAAGAATGTGATTGTGACTTTAACACATCAGGAGATGTAGTATTCTATCCTGAGTATTTAGACTTTATCACACAAACATATATTAAAGATCCATTAGAAAGACGAGGTGTAGACCATAACTTATGGATATGGGAACCAGCTGATTACACTAGAACATACATGGTAGTAGCTGATGTTGCTCGAGGTGATAGTAAAGACTTTTCAGCATTTCATATTATAGATATTGATACTAATACACAAGTAGCTGAATACAAAGGCCAAATATCACCTAAAGAATTTGGTTACTTATTAGTGGCAATTGCTACAGAGTATAATGAAGCTTTACTAGTTGTTGAAAATAATAACATAGGATGGGCGACACTTGATTCAATTCAAGAAAGAGGATACAAAAATTTATATTACTCTCCTAAAACAGAAGCGATAAATGCTGAATCTTATTTAGAAAAACTTGATGACCCATCAAAACTTGTACCTGGATTCTCAATGAACTTAAGAACAAGACCCCTTGTCATTAATAAATTTCGTGAGTACATTGGAGACAAAAGTGTTATTATCCAATCTAAACGCTTAGTTGAAGAAATGAAAGTGTTTATTTGGAAAAATGGCAAAGCAGAAGCACAATCAGGATATAATGATGATTTAGTTATGAGTTTTGGAACAGCAATGTATGTACGAGACACAGCTCTTAAATTTAAATCACAAGGTGTCGACTTAGCTCGCGCAATGTTAAGTAATATAGCTGTAAATAGACCAAATTTTAACGGAGCATATACTCCAAACCAATATAATAACCCATATCAAGTAAATTATGGCCACGGACAAGAGGACATTAGTTGGTTACTATAATATTTATTGATATAATTTAATTTAAAATGGCAGATACTAGTATATTTTCAAGGCTACAACGATTATTTTCAACAGATGTAATTATTCGTAACGCTGGAGGAAATGAATTAAAAGTGATGGATGTTAATAGCATCCAAATGACTGGAGAATATCAGACAAACGCTCTTGTAGACAGATACAATCGCATATATTCAAGCAACAGTACCTCACTTTATGGTGCTCAATTAAATATTAACTGGAAATATCTTCGTACTCAAATCTATTCAGATTATGATTCAATGGATACAGACGCTATCATCGCATCAGCATTGGATATAATCGCAGACGAATGTACTCTCAAGAATGATATGGGAGAGGTACTTCAAATTAAAAGCAGTGACGAAGATACACAAAAGATTTTATATAACTTATTCTATGATGTATTAAACATTGAGTTTAATTTATGGTCTTGGATCCGCCAAATGTGTAAGTATGGTGATTTCTTTTTAAAATTAGAAATTGCTGAAAAATTTGGTGTATATAACGTTATTCCATATACTGCTTATCACATTGAAAGACAAGAAAATTTTGATCCTAAAAAACCAGCTGAAGTAAGATTTGCTTTTTCACCAGATGGTTACGCTGGCGGCTCAGGTTATTATAGTGTAGGAGGTAAAGATAATTATGCTACTAGAAAAAACGATAAAAACATATACTTTGACAATTATGAGATGGCTCACTTCAGATTAATTACTGATGTAAACTATCTTCCATATGGTAGATCATATCTAGAGCCAGCTCGTAAATTATTTAAACAATATATCTTGATGGAAGATGCTATGTTAATCCATCGTATTGTTCGCGCCCCAGAAAAACGTATCTTCTATATTAATGTTGGTTCTATTCCACCAAATGAAGTAGAGAACTTCATGCAAAAGACTATCAATACAATGAAGAAAACTCCATTTATTGATCCTCAAACTGGTGAATATAATATGAAGTATAATCAACAAAACATATTAGAAGATTTTTATATTCCTGTAAGAGGTAATGATAGT